AAGAACTGCAACAAACCTTGCTGGTCTTTTGTACAGCATTATTCAACCAGAAGATTTTGAAAAAAATAAAACATTTGGAAATAGTTTGAAAGACGTAGTGCGTGCAAACTATGCATCTGGTGATTATGATTTATCAACAGAAGAGGGTTTTAAAAAACTCGAAAAAGATTCAATTAGGGACGCTCGAACGATTTCAATTATCCGCACATTGCAACAATTTGTTGGTCCAACATCCCCACAAGTTGGCTTTCAAATTAAGGTAGAAGATAAAGATGTTTATGTAGATGAAATAATTAAAGTTTTTAGCAGGATGCAGGAGGAAGATTACGATACTGCGGTTCCTCGTTTCCTTAAAGTTTTTGGTGACGAAGCAGCATTATACATTGGATCCAAAAGTGAAAGTTTGATCCCTGGTTTTGAGGCAACCCCAGAGTTTGGTGCTTGGGAATTAAATAATAGAGATCTAATAAACGAGTATAAATCCGTAGCGGCATATTTTGCACCAGCAGGTTCGGAATTTAATTTTGATGTATATCGACGACAAGAAGAGGAAGGTAGCCGAAGAAAACTTTCTGCTAAAGAAATGATTACTTTGGCTCAAAACCGTATTGGTTCAGCCAAGTTCAGGGCAGCTCGCAAAATGTTTGGGGCGTTTCCTTCCAAGGCAGAAAGCGACAGGCTTGCAGCTTATCGCTTGAAGCTAAACAAAGAGTATCCAGGTTTTCCTGCTGTGGCTCAATTTACTGTTGGTGAATTTGATAACCAATTATTTGATCTTAGGGACATTATCAATGATTCACGTTTGGCGAACAATGAAGTTGTGCCATACGTAAAAAGATATTTAACTGCCAGGGATTCATTGCTTGCCCAAGAGGGTTTTAGGAGTTTTGAATCAGAAGCTGCTCGCCCATTTGCTGAAAGCTTATATGCTTTTGGTAATCAATTAGCTAGGGAAAATATAGCGTTTGATAGAATTTGGCAACGATTGCTCTCATCAGAGGTTGAAAAATAATGACAACAGGCGACGAAAAACAAGATGAAAAACAAAACAAAAAACAAACAGCAGCAGAGGAGATTACACAGGCCAAAGATCCTGGCGTTGCTGGTTCTGTAGATTCAGAGATACCAGTCCTAGAAGAAAAGGTTCTTAAACCACAACGCATTGTTGATTTAAGCAGCACTAAAACTTTAGATTATTTAAAAAAAGAAACCACTATTAGTCCAAGACCTTCAGCGGTGGGTCTTGCTGCAACACTTCCAACCACTCTTAGGGGGCAACGCGGACCTAACGGTACGCAATGGGTTTACGAAGGTGACAACTTAGTTGATGAAAAGAACGTTATTAGTCGCTCTCCATACAAAGGGGACCGAGAAGAAATTTATCAAGAGTTTTTTAAATTAAAAAATGACGCCGATCGTTCACAGTTTTTTACAACCATGCAACGTTTAGGTTATTACGGGAACAGCAAACCAAGCACTCAAGCTTTGCGTGGTCTTGGTTTGACGGATACAGACACGGCAGCGATGCAGGACTTTATGTTGCAACTTGCAAACAACAAAGGGCGCACAATGAAGGCGTTAGTGGATTTGGTTGCCAGTGGTGCAATAAGGGTGCCAGAAAGTATGGGTAGTGGTCGAACAGTATCAGTTGTTTCAAGAGAAGACGCAGCGAAACAAACTGGAGATGCGTTCTTTCAACTTCTTGGTAGAGCAGCAACCCCAGCAGAAGTAAAGATTGCAGTTCAAGCCATTCAAGATATGGATAGAAAGCGTCAACTATCTAACGTTGAGGATCCAACCACTCTTGGTGTTGCAGCTGAACAGCAAGCAATGAAAGCATCACCTGGAGAGTTCGGTGCATATTCGGCAGGTAAAGCAATTAATCAGGTCTTCTCATTGTTAGGTGGTGCATAATGGCAGCAACAAAGCCAAAGGTAAAGCCAAAGGTAAAGCCGCCAGTTACGCCTAAAGAAGATTGGCGCAGCGCGTTTATTAAAAACTTTCCACAATACGCAAAGCTTGTTGATGCTGGTCCAGGCGAACAAGAAGCTCGAGCAAAGTTTGGCGATGATCTAATTGATCTTATTCAAGATGTAGCCAAAAGACCAACACAATACAACCTCACAACTCAAGCTGGCGTTGACGCTTTCAACGCAAAAGTTAAAGCAACCAAGTACTACAACGAAACAGTTGAGTCTGCCAAAGCATTTGACGCCCTACTTGATGTAGATAAAACCGACAAAATTAGGGCCAATCGCATAACCATAGCTAGCGGTTATGGTGATCTTGGTTTAACAACAAAAGAATTAGACGACATTACTTTGGTAGCAACTCGCCGTGGTCTTAGTGGACTTGCTTTGTCTCAGTATGTAAATAGCATTGTGGGAACTCGTGCCCGCGGTAAACAAGATTTACTAGAGAGTCTTGATGCGCAAGCATTAAAGAAGGTAGCGGTAGATTACGGATATAACCCATCGGATTTAAACGAACAAATTCTTGCTGCACTTCAGGGCAAAGAATACAACGGAGAAGCTATTACTCTTGATACTTTTAAAAAGAAAGGTATAGCTTTAGCTAAAGGAGCGCACTTTCAGTTGGCTCCACAACTAGACGCTGGCTTGACTCTTGCTGAGATTTTTAGTTCTTATCGAGATACGGCTGCAAACATATTGGAGTTATCTCCAGAGTCTGTTTCGTTTAACGATCCAAAATTTAGAACAGCATTTGGTGGACCTAATACTCCTCCACCTACATTGGGCGAGTGGGAAACTATGTTGCGTACAGATCCTAAGTATGGGTTTGAAAAAACTAAGAAAGCAAAACGTGATGCTGTTTCTATGGCTATGACTATAGCTCAAATGTTTGGAGAGGTAGCGTAATGTCAATGACTCCAGATGACCCACGTTTGGCAGGTTTGCCTCAGGAAGAAATAAACGCAATTCTGCGACCATATTATCAGGCTGAGGTTGATGCGGCTTACGCATCGAAAACAGCGGCTTACGGCACAGGTAGCACAACTGGTGGCGGTAGCACAACTGTTGACTCTGCTACTCAGGGTCGTGGACAGTTTACCGCCGAGCAAGCCGCCGCCATTGACGCTGCCGCTTATCAGGCAGCAGGCTACTCTGGTGATACTGCTACTGCAGACTACATTCGTCAGCTTCAATCAGGAGCGTTGGGTGGTGGTGCAGATACTCAAGCTGCATTAGACAGACTTATTGCCGAAGGTAAAGCACGCAACGTTGCGGAACGTGGAGACGAAAATCGTTTTGCTGGTTTTGATCCAGGCGGAAGAAAAGAAGATGAGTCAACCAGTTTTATGGGCGCTCTTGGGGCAAAGGATATTCTTCGCACAGTACTTGATACTTATGGTCTTGGCGAATTATATAACTATGCTTGGTCTCTTTATAGTGAAGAAAAAATAGATATCAACGATACCGAATCTTTTATGTACGCATTGCGAGAACAAGAAGCATACAAGAAACGGTTTGCTGCTAACGAACGGCGTAAAGCTTTAGGGTTTAACGAACTAAAACCATCTACTTATATTGCTATGGAAAAAGCATATAGGGATACGTTGGCTGCTAATGGTTTACCGCAAGGGTTCTACGACTCCCAAGATGATTTTGAAAAACTTATTGGTGGAGATGTGTCCACGGCAGAACTAAACAATCGCCTAAAGGATGCTTATCGGGTGGTGCAGGATTCCTCTCCAGCAGTTAAAGCAAAGATGGCTGAGATGTACAACATAACTGACGGAGATCTTCTTGCGTATGTAATTGACCCTGATCGGGCACGAGATCTTATGGCCCCAGATTATAAACGTCAAGCACAAGCAGCTTTGATTGCGGAAAGCGCTCAAAGACTTTCGGCGCTTAACTTCAACAAGGATATAGCAGAACAGTTTGTGCGACAGGGTGTTACTCAAACAGAAGCAGAAACAGCTTTTACAACAGTAGGACAGATGCGTGAACTACGACGTGGTGGGCTTGGTGAACAGCAGATCTCGGATCTTCAGTTTGCTGAAGCTGCTTTGGGTACAGATGCTGAAGCTAAACGGTTGGTAGAAGAGCGCAAGAGACGTCGTATTGGTGATGTGGGTGCTAGTGGTGGTTCAGCAACTCTTGCTCAAGGTGATAGTGGTTCTTACAAATCTGGGTACGGTCAGGCAAATCGTTAATACAGATAGGTAACCCTTGACAATCGTTAATTGTGATGTAAGATAGTTGTATCCCATTAGGGATAACCATTGGAAATCCCCCCGATTTCAATGTGTTAACAGGGGTGAGATATGCAGCCACTTGGCCCCTCCAGCCAGGTGTGGGCGGAGGAGTGGGTCATGCAAGAACAAGACTTCTATGAAGAGGACAGCGTTCAGGAAGACCAAGCAGCAAAGAATCCAGTTCGTGCGAGAATGCGTGAGTTGGAGTCAGAGGTTAAGAGCTTGCGTCAGCAAGCAGAGGAAGCTAAGTCAGCTCAACGAGAGTTGGCATTTGTGAAGGCAGGCGTAGACCTATCTTCAGGGATGTCCAAATATTTCGTTAAGGCTTACGATGGCGAACTCACACCCGAGGCAATCCGAGTTGCAGCCGCAGAAGCAAATCTCATTAAGCCCCAAGAAATCATGCAAGCAGCTCCTCAACAAGAGAAGCAAGCATGGGATCGAGTTAGCAACGCATCACGCGTTGGAGACACAACTGAAGCGACGGTTGACTACAGCACTAGAATTGCAAACGCTAAATCCGAAAGAGAAGTAATGGAATTGTTGGCTCAAGCAAGAATGAATCAAATCAACAATTAACCAATTCTTTAAGGAGAATTAAAACATGGCAGGCGAAACAACAACCTCGTCCTTGTCTATCGACCAGGTGGCGTTTGACCGTCTTGCGTATTTCGCATTGCGTTCAGAACTTCTTTTCGATCAGGCAGCGGACGTACAACCAGTAGCACAGGCAATGCCTGGTACTGGAGTTACATTCACAATCTTCGCAGACATCGCAGCAGCGACATCTACGTTGAACGAAGTAACTGACGTAACCCCAACAGCGCTCTCGGACAGTCAGGTAACAGTTACCTTGGCTGAATACGGCAACGCAGTTGTTACAACAGCAAAACTCCGTGGCACAGCATTCTTGGATGTTGACTCGGCAGCAGCAAACATCATTGGCTACAACGCAGGTGACTCGATCGATCAAGTCGTTCGTGAAGTACTTGCTGGTGGCAGCAACGTAGCTTACGCAACTGGTGGCGCATCAGCTCCATCAAGCCGTGTAACTATGGCTGTAGATGACTTGCTCGTAGCAAACGACATCCGTAAGCAAGTAGCTGCTTTGCGTGGAGCAAACGTAGCAACCTTCAACGGTTCGTACATTGGCTTCATTCACCCAGACGTTTCGTATGACTTCCGTTCGGCAGTCGACGTAGCATCGTGGCGTACGCCAGCTAACTACGTAAACCCAGAAGGCATTTACAATGGCGAAATTGGCCTCTTTGAATCGGTACGATTTATCGAGACCCCACGCGCCAAAGTATTCACTAACGCTTTCAACGGCGCAGGTGCAACTGGTACGGGAGACTCGTATGCAACTCTTATCATGGGTCGTCAGGCTCTTGCTAAGGCGTTCAGCGTTCAGGACGGCAATGGTGCAACACCAAAGATTGTTCGTGGCAATGTCACAGATATCTTGATGCGCTTGCAACCACTCGGTTGGTACTGGCTTGGTGGCTACGGTCGCTTCCGCGAGGCTTCGCTTCGTCGAATCGAATCGGCTTCAAGCATCGGTGCAAACGCCGTCTAATAATTAGTCAAAGCCCTCCGCCCTTCCTCATCTGGGCGGGGGGTTTTGCTATACTCTTGCTAACGAAAGGTTCGTATGTCGATTTCTAATTATGCTGAACTAAAAATCTTGGAGCACACCACAGGTAAAACTGCTTGGACTATGCCAACAAATGTGTATGTTAAGTTGCATACTGGTGATCCTGGTGAGGCTGCTACTTCTAATGCTGCTACAGAAGCAACTCGTAAAGTTGCTGCTTGGGCTACGGCGGCTTCGGGTGCTATTGCAACAAGCTCAACTATTGAGTGGACTAACGTTTCTACTACAGAAACTTAT